GTATGATGGTAAGGTAAAGTAAATCTCTTCCATCACCTCTTGTCCTATAACCTACTATATCAGGAGCTGTGTTTGCAGTAAACTCTTTGTTTGTTTGTGGTAATTTAAACCTTTCAATTACATCTTCAGAGTTGTTTATAACTATATGACCTTGTAAAAATGGTGAATATGCAACTTCAGTTAATTTTAAGTCTATTATTGCATCTTTTTGAAAAGTAACGTAATAACCATCAGCATTAGCAAAAGTTGCCTTGAACAAATAGTTCTTTTTATTAATAACTACTTGAAAAGAAGAATAATTTTGTTGCTGTGCTGTAAAAAGCGCGTCATTTCTCATTGTAACTGTTGACTAATTGTAGTTAGTACAAAATTTATATAGTTAGGTTTGATGATTTTTAAAGTTTTACCAGATAGTGCTGGGTCAAACGGATTTTGTATATTGTTTACTATACAAATAAGCCACCAAAGGTAGGTAGTACCATAAATTTGATAACTTAATGTGGTTAAAGGTGTATTAGCTTGGTATACAGTGGTAAAAAAAGCATTATTGTTTATATCATTAGGTACAAATATCTTTTTTACAATATTGTAAAAGTAGTCTTTGTTTTTATCGTTTGTTTGATATGTTTTAAAAATATTTTCATACCTATACAATTGCAAGTTAGGTAAATTTGAATTATAATTTTGATATGTACCAAAGTCCATGTTATGTATTCCTTGTTGGGTTGGTTGTTACACCTTGAGGTGTTATACTGGCGTATAAGAAGTTTCTTGTTTCTTCATTCATGCCAGTTATACCAATTTCAACCTCATAGGCGTCAGGAATGATAGTGGTAATTGGTGTAAAATTATCACCATTAGATGTTGCTACTGGTACTTTAATGGTCATTAAACGTCTAGCTCCAATAAAGTTTACTGTTAAGCTGTTAATATATGCATATGGCATATATACCATGCCTGGAATTGTTATTTCATAAATTACTGGCATGTCAATAATAGCTCTTGTAACTCTACCAGGTTTGTTTTGATAAATTAAACCGAAAAGTAATTGCCAGTTTTGACTAATGCTTGCTTGTGATATAGTATTAAGTAATGGAAATTTTATATTAATTTGTCTTCCACCGTCACCCATTGAAAATTGTTTTGCTTTTTCAATATAAGTACCTGGTTTAATAAAATTAGCTAATTTAAATGCTGTTTCAGATAATATACCAAGTTCTTGTACAGCTTCATTTAAAAAATTATTACTTGTGCCCCCAAAATCATTTGATAAACTGTTATAGTTATCGCCAAAATATGGAATTTGATAAGTAAATCCGGTTGGTTCTGTTGCATACAAATAGTTGTAAGGGGTTAGCACTGAATTTGTAAACGAATTAAACCCTTGGTTTTGTAAAAATGAATTTATTGTGTCGAATGAAAATGAGTTGGACGTGGTTGGATATTTTGCAGCTGTTTGTATTTGCTGTGAAAGATTAGGCTGCACTAAAGGTGAGTTTGCATTAAGACCATTAAACGATTGAAAGTTTGAGAATGCTGGGCCTTGTTGCAACACACCATTACCCACAGCATTGCCTGTAAACGTTGTTGTTTGGCCATTGATAAAATTTGAAATTTGTGACCCTAATGCTTGTACCACAGAACCAGCTATTGTTTCACCACTATCTAACACCGAGAACACTGAATTAGCTATGTTAGAAACGTTACTATTCATTAGTAACCGCTTTTCGTTCATATATACTACAGGTACTTCTACCCTTGAAGATTTAGGTGATACTGTCCAATCAAAGTCATTAACAACATCAATAGGGTTAGCCACTTGTATACCACTATAAACCTTGGTAACTGAAAAAGTAGATGCATTTATGGTGGGTGGATTAAAACCAGCAATTGCTGCACTGTTAGTAAATCTTAACAATGCTGGTAAAGTATCATTGGCATTACGTTTTTTTAACTCCCATAACTGTTTGGGTGCAAGACTTGAAGCAGATACACCAAAAGCAGGTAACTGTATTGGTGATGTTGCTCCTAATGTTATTGGTAGATCTGCCATATATATACTTAGTTCAAATTAATAAGCTACGCCTTGTAAAGCCCTTAATGACCCGAGGTTTCCATAATTAGAAGTTGTTATTTTTGGAGAGTTTATAATGTTTGTGGGTGTGTTAATTTTTTGCAACACTTCTTGTAATAAATTGTTTGTAGTTTGTATTAACTTGACCTGGTTAGACATTATGTTTAGAGACTTATCAGAATGGAATTTTAGTATTTTGTTTCCTTCTTCATTTGCTTCTAAATTTTTATTAAAGAAATTGTCCATTGGACCACCTTGCTTCATTGCATATAGTGTATCACTTGAATGTGGTACAATAACTTTACCACCAGCTGATATAGTAACATCCTTAACGTTTACCATTTCTTTCTTTTTTGCTGCATTTTCAGCTGTTAATTCATTTAAATATTTTTCACCACTTAAACTATGACCTAAACCTAATTTAGCTACTCCCGTCAACGACGTGTAGCTACCAAATATTGTGTTAAATAAAGTGTCTCTTGCATTTTTAGCTGCATCCCCAACTCTGCTTAATCCAGTAGCCCTACCAAAATCGTTTTGACCTATACCCATGCCTTTTTCTAATAATGTTATTAAACCTGAACCAGCCAAATCACCAATAAGTGAACCTAAGAATTGACCACCCTCTTTACCGCCCCATGCTAATGCAGGGGCTATTGGTGCTAAAAACCCTAAACTGGCCCCAGCAGCTGCAGCTCCAAGAGATCCACCTGCTAAACCACCACCAATACCACCTAAAACTTGACCTAATGCACTACCAACCGCTCTAGTACCTGCTCTTGCTACTTCGGTCTTAAATGTTTCCTCGTCTATTTTACCAGACTGGTACTTATTTATTAATGAATTGATATTAGCACCTGCAAATATTGCATCTATTACCCCAGGTACACGTAAAACTTTAAGTAAAAACCCAACTCCTGGTTTTAATTTACCTAAAAATTTTAATATAGTTGGACCATATCTTTCAACCATAGATGCAATTTGTTTATTGCCTGGTATTTTACCAAAAGCTTTAACACCTAAGTTACCAACAAATTCCCCAACTCTTGAACTTATATTGTAAGCTGCTCCACCTATTTTAGACAAAACACCGCCCTCTGTTTTGGTACTAGCTTTACCTAACTGTTCTTGAAAAAGTTTCTGTTCCCTCTCGTATATGAATTTACTGTTAGATCTTTCTAATTGATTACCGGTTCTTAAATCTATTAATCTTTTTTCTGAACCAGGTTTAATAGCATACTGTTTACTTGCTAAATATTCCTCAAATTGTTTAGTTGTAGCTTTTTCACCTGCCTGTTCTGTTGTTTTTAATAAATTTTGTCCAACCTTTTGACCAGCTTTGACTGCCCCTTTACCTAATTTACTTTCAGCTAAGTTTGTTGCAGCTTTTTCAGCAGCAGTTTCCGTTTCCTTGCCTAAAGACTTTTTCATACCATCTTTAATCCCATCAGTGATTTTTTTAGGCAATCCTAAAAAAAGTGTGTTTACTGAACCGTTAAATTTTTTAAAGAATCCTGTTATTAGGTCTGGAAAGTTTCTTATAAACAAACCAAATGTTTGAAAGAAACCACTATCTATAAATTTTTTAATTAACGCAGCAACCCCTATTAAACCTGCAAGACTAAAACTCTTTAACCAATCCATACTACTACCTGCAGTTTTAGTTTCTTTTGTTTCTTTTGTTTGGGCTGCATTAACTTTGAACACCTTATTGAGTTCAGCTAATGCTTTAGTACCAAACGATTCAATTTCTACCGGCTCACTCTCTTCAATAACTCTATCTTTCTTAGCAGTTTGAGCTTTCTTTACGTTATATACAGTGCTCTCTACCTTCTCTAGTCTTTTAGCTAAAGCGGTGTTAACTCTTGTGAATAGAGGTAAAACGTCAGCTAATGTATCGGCCATTTAAATATTTATCATAAGATAAACAATTCAGGGCCTATGTCAATTTGGGTATCTTCTAGTTTTACAAACTCTTCTTCACTGTTTCTAATGGAAGTAATGTAATCAAATATTGGTTTTAAGTTTTTAGACTCTAAAGCCTCAATAATATTCCATTTATTCTTTACTGATTGATTAGATAGATCAAATGTTGTGTTTGAATCTAATGCTGTAATTTTATTAACAAATTTACACACTTCACATACAAGTAACTTACCTAATAACTGTCTTTCATCTCTAAAATTGGTAATTAAAAATGTATTAAATTTAGTATCTTCAATGAGTGACGGTGCAGATATTTCAAAATAAAACTTTTCTGACTCAATTATATGTTCTAATGGTGGCAATACAACCGTTTTGTTTTTATCTACCAATTTTTGCAAGTCAACATCTTGATATGTTTGTGATAAAGTTTTTCTTAATGATACAATAATGTTAATTCTATCAACCGTGTTTAGTTTAGCATATACTGTGCTGTCTGCACAATTTGCTTTTATAATTTCATTAACGTTTAAGAAAAAATCTACTAACCCGTAACCTGTATTACTTACTTTATCTATAATATTTCTTTGCTGTAACAAAGTAAGCGGTTTAAAAGGAACTTCTTGTTTAAGGGAAGGAACATAAATGTTTACAAAGTCTGTAGTTTTGATTTTAGCTAAAATTTCATTTAATGTTGGCTCGCTCATACTATTAATTAATGTTTACACCTTGGTTGTCAACTTTTTGTTGTGCTTTCTCAATTTGTGCTAACTCATCTTTTAAAGACTTAATTAAAATTTCACATTCTGGTAATGATAATGTAGCAAAGTCTTGTGAATTTAAATTTAAGTTCCTTCGTAAATTGTATTCCAAATCATACAAGTTTTTAAGGTTGTATTGTAGTATGGACTGAGAAAACGCTATCATTGACTCGTCAAACAAGTTAATTTTTAAATTAATATACGGAATTGTATATGTTATATTGTTATAGTAGTCAATAATACTTGTATAGAATTCTGATAAAGGCAATGCAGGTAAGTTGTTTGCTGATTCATTACCAGCCATTAACACATCATTGAATGAATACAAGCAGTCGTATATAATATCAAGTGGGTTTGTATTAGGTAACAGTTTAGATGGTGGGTTAAACACGAATTTATTTGTACCATCATAATACTCGTACTTGTCAAATGGGGAATTTAAATTGTCTATAATAGTTTTTACCGAAAACGTTACTGATGCATCATTTGCTACAAACTCCAACCTATCTCCCAATACTAAACTTCTTATTTTTAAAAGTAATAGGAACTTTTCAATGTTGCATGTGGTTAATACCTGTTCACCGCAACAATGAACTAAAAAATCGTTTAATATTTTATCTACAACAGATAAGTCTGGTTGCATTAATGACTTAGCTAAGTTTTTATACTCAAAAAAAGTGGGTTCTTTTATGTCCCACTTTTTGCCTGTTATGTCTGTAGAAAACTTAAAATTAAAACTCATCTCTGTAATGGAGATATTTTAGGAATGTTCCCTTTACTAATTGCTGATATGATATCTGGCAATGGAATGTAAAGACTGTTTTCAATAGTATAGTAATTATAGAGGAAATTTACATCGTAATGCTCAACTTCATTACCTTCAGTGTATACTAAATCTCTTGTACCTACTGATAAAGGAACACAATCATAAAAATGCCATACTTTTCTAGGTATTTGAGATACATTTTGATACGTTCTAGAGTACTGCATTATAGTGATATTGCATTTTATGCTTTCTTTTGTACCAGGTGCACCTCTATATACAAAACCTTTATGAGCCCCTAATATCACCCAAGGTCTCATTATCATATCTGTAAATGAAGTGTTAGTTTCTCTAAATCTTAAAGTTAAATTGTTTGAAGCAAAAGCATCTCTATTTTCTAATATACCACCTTGTACAAAACCTCTGTTGTTATCAATAGAAGCTGTTCCTGCTGTCAATGTTTCGTTGGGAATTTCAGCACCATCTAAGAATATACAACCAACTACATTTTGTAATGGGTAATTTGTTAGTGCTGTCCTTGCATTGTCTATATTCCACCCAGATCCTGAACCGTCATATGCTTTGACTGGTTCAAGGTTTTGCATTGTAGCCGTTGTTAATGATGGTGGGAATTGTTCTATGATAGCTATAAACTGTGTTCTTAGTGGTATGGTAGCTACCCAAGACTCTAAAGTAGTTAGGAAGTAATCTCTAAAACTAATTAAGGGAACTCCAGGTATAGCCACGTTTGAAACTATTGTGCTTGGTGCAGCAAGAGTTCCTGGTTGGTTAATTCCACCAAGTGTTGCTAATGCTGTTGTTGCATTACCTACTGCATTTAATATACCTGACATTCAAATATTTAATCACAAAAAACGCTGTACAAACTAATGTACAGCGTTACTATAATAAATGTGTATAACTATTAACCTGTTTTTAACCAATAGTGATAAGCTACTGTAACGTCAAAATTCTGAATTTCGCCTGTTGAAGTGATATCATAATTAAGAGCTCCTACTTCTCTAATGCTTGCACCTACTAATTGATATTGAGCAACTTTGTTTAACTGCTTATCTAATTGAATTAGATCAATTACAGCTGATTGTTTAGGTGTAAAATAGTTACCTGTGCTTGTTGCATCATTAAATGTGTCATTTAAAACTGCTAAAAACTTTTGTCTAATAACTTGTGCAGCATCAGCGTAAAAATTAATAACATATGCTTCACTTCCTGGGTATTGTGAAACACCTGGAATGTTAAAATTTAAGCCCATATAAGGTGCTTGAACATTGGTTATTGTCTTAGCAGGCAAACTTGCTGTTCTAGCATATACTAAGTCATTTTGCGATATTACCTGTGAAGTAGCACTGCCGAAATTGATGTTCAGCACTCTAAACAAGTTAGAACGTGAAAAATCATTTGCTTGTGCCTGTGTATAAAAATCTTGTATTGTTTGGTTTACGTCTGCCATATTATTATTTAGTTATCCAAGTATCAATTGCTGGTCTTGTGTTGATGTTTTACTGTCTAACAAGATATTCTTTATTTTAACGTCATTTTTTGAATACCAGACGTTGTTAATCTGGTAACCTACTGAGGTTACCTCTTGGATAACCCCAGAACGTTCATTTTCATCAAATGACGTGGTAAAGAATACGGTTTGGCCTTTTGTCATAAAGTATTAACCGACCAGTTCACTGAAGTCTTGACTTGTTTGGGTTGCGTAGAAGTTGACTAATATGAACTCAGCCGTTCTAACTGGCTTTAAGTAAATATCAACAACTAATTCGTTTGCATCAATGACTGATGGTGGATTGTTACGTTCATCGCATACAATTAAGAAGTCATACAAGCCTTCTGTGTTCTTAGCGTTAGTAAAGATAGGTGTTAATGTATTGATTACTCGTGTTCTTGTTAACACTGTATTTGGTTCAAATACAAAGTACTTGACTGTTGCAGCTGTTGCTTTTTCAAGATTTAAGAATAGACGTCTTACATTAATTCTATCAAATGCACTTGGTTGTTTTAATAAGGTCTTTTGACCATATATTACAAACCCCTCATTCGGGAAGAACGCTACAGGGTTAACTGAAATATTATATAACTGATCTCTTTGTTTCTGGTTTGGATATAATGCTAAATCAGTA